AATCCCACCCCGTGATCCTGTTATCTGAAACAGATGGGATCTTGATTCATCAGCATCTATAACAGGATATAGAAGAATCGTGCTGATCTTAGATTTATTTTCCTGCTTAGTTACAGTCATCAGTTCTTCACCTCGACCCTAAAGTTTTCAGGTGGCAGCAGCACTCCCTCTTCAATAGCATCTTCACGGCACTTTTGAAGAGCAGCTTTTGTGGAACGTCCTTCACCTTGTTCTATCCAGTCTATTAATGCCAGTCCACCCAGCCATTCATATACGTCATCGGCCGCCCACCCTGCCCTTGTGCAGTAGTCATTGAAGGTTGCTGATGTAACCTTGTCGGGTACAGGGGGATATGTGTACGGAGGTTCTTCATCCCTAATAGCTGTAATGTTCGCTCCGTCCTGGATAAGAGTATCAACCAGCCCTTCACTCCGCCCTGTTGCAAGATACGAAACGATCCTGTCAGCGAATGCTGTACCTTTTTGAATTGCCAGGTCATAAATGCCATCCAGATCTTCTACTTTTTCTATTTTAATTACTCCCGTTCTGATTAATTCCTCGACCATCGCTATCATAAAAGGCAATGCGTTGTTTATTCCTGTCTGTCTAAAGTAGTAAAGCTGTCTCTCGTCAGGACTTGCCGGAGCTGCTGGTTTCTGAGGTGCAGGTGTCGGTGTATATGACCTTGTAGGCTCATCAGATGGCGGTACAGCAACGATTGGCTCATTATTATAGGAATCTATCACCCGTTGGTTAGGAACACCCTCTAACATTGCTACATCGTAGTAAAACTCGTTGGGAAAATTGCCATCCTTGCCAGGTTTAAGTTTGCCCCTGACCAGTGTAGCATTGAACTGATTTTTACCGTTAACTTTCTGAGTTTGCAGCATACGACCTTGTTCTTCTGTCAGGTTTAACGGTATCGGATACTGATTCGTTATACCCGGCACCATAGCGTCAATTAATGGTAGCCCTGCGTTGTTTTCCCGCTCTGCTTTTATCGTGATGACATACTGTTCCAAATTATTCACCTTTATCCTTGATATTTAGATTTTAGTTTGGTATTTTAGTGCTGATGCTGAGTGTCCACCTTGCATCAACGAGGGGCGGTCCATATAGGACCGTCCTTTGTGTTAGTGTCTTTATCCCCTGTACTTTTTAGTTACTTTCGTGGCGTAAGAAATCAGAAGTGCCCCAAGTACATCTGGGTCTGCATCTGATGAGGACTGTTCTTTAGCCCACGCACTGAATATAACCGGGTCCATGACCATGAGCGTTTTTAGCTCATCAATGTAGTCATCTACAGCCTGCCAGTAATCGAGATCCGGGAGAACGTGTTCTCTGTGGTTCGGATCAGACATCCAGATGGCACTTAAGACATGTGCCCATTCACTCACGGACTTATTTAATCCGGCGATGCCGTCTATGCTCTTCAAATGCTCGGGGTCAACAGAATTAATGTATTCCGGGGTAATACTTCTGCCTATCTCCAATATAGTGTCAAGATATAAGCGAAGGAAGTCCTGCTTCATGGTTACATGGTCACCGTCATAATACATAATGTCAGATATCATATGCTCTCCTCTCGTCCATTGAATTTGGTTTCTAATAGTTGTCCGCCTATATTCACTATTCGGATACGGACACCAGGTTTCTTTTTTATGCGACCTTTAAGCTGGATCTCTCCATTTTTAATAGAACCCACGACTCTAATATTATTCATAGACATATCTCCTTGCTTCTGCTTTAACTTATGATTTCCAGTAAGCTAACTGTTTTCCGATGCACTGGGCGGCTTTGTCTGACGATGGTATGAATTTCAGACAGTCACTACACCAGTTTAAGTAGTCCTTTTCAATAAAAACATCGTCCGTTTCACAGTACCAGGCTTGACCATCTTCACAATCTGGGTCATGGTATTCATTCCACGGTTCCAGTGACGGAGATCCACACATGCTATCGCTTTTGTACCATCCCATACTAATCTTCTCCTAGTAATTTACTTAGGTTAATTTGAGATCTACCAAGCGAAAACATACCAGCAGCATCTGGGTGGTTGAGTGAAATTATTCCCCGATCATTCTGAAATTGTTGTATTCTTTTTAAGGCATTGTTTGCATGTGTCACTCCATCCTTGAGTGTCCAGGATCCGGATGAGTTCCTAATGAACCTGGAATCCTTTGAATATGATGTTTGAGGACTGACTCCTGGCGAGAGTATAAGCTGGTAATCATATTCGATATCAGACTTGAATGGATAATTGTTAATGAACTCTTGAATCGCAACATAATCTTTATAACGGGACGTTTCAATTTTGAGGCTATGGATTTTTCGTGACATAATATCTCCTTGTTAAATGAATTTATCTCCATACAATTAAACTTTTAAAATCCTATGTACTTGGATCTCTCGTCTTCCTCGCATATTTCAAATTCTTTTATGCAGTGTTTGTCGGAGCAGGGGTTATTTGTTTCCAGTATTCTGGTTGTCCTTGACGCTCTAGCGTATCGCTTAAAATGAGCCTCGAATTCATGATTGTCAATGAACTCTTGAATCGCCTCGTAATCGTCAGCAGATACCGTCTCAACCTTGATGGTATAGATTTGCCGTGCCCTATGATCTCCTATCCTATGCTTGTTGGTCATCATTTTCTTTTCTCCTTGTATAATTTTGGTGATGGGAACAGGATTTGCACCTGTTATTCTGAATACTCCGGAGTGTGTGTGTACAAGAATATCCAGAACCCAGCTAGGCCCATCAGCATATGATGATTTATGTGGTCACACTCCTGAAGTTACCTGATTATAGCATACAATTATAGCAATTGCAAATCATAGCCAGTAATGCTATGCAACATCCTGGCTAAAGATCTTTTCTGCCAGCTTATGATCTGTCTTACATACCCTTCTTATAATCTCGGATGTAATCTTCTGGGATGCCGGCTCTGAGATACCAAACCTGGTTTGTGCTTTAAGTTCTACATCCCAAATATCAATGGTGCTTAGAAAGTTCTTCTTACCGTCTTTTCCGTTCTGAGACTTATCATTCAGCCTATTAATTATGTAGATAGATATCTTAGACCTGTTAGTCTTGTTTATTCTTGTAGTCATGTTCACACTCCTAATTAAATGTTTTAGATTATTACTCTAGCTTTTCCGTTGTACTCTGCAAATTTCAAAAAGTATATTTCTAATAGCAGAGATTGTATGTTGCATATCCGGCTTGGATTGCCGGCTTGATATCTCCTGGCTACCATCATGTGACACTAGTTTAGGCTGACCATAAGCCCACTCTAACGTCAGATCCATATCAACACCTAGATTGCCTAACAATTCGTTCATATGTTTAACTTGCATTGTTAATTTATTTTTATTAGCTTCCATGTTACACACTCTCCTAATTAAATTAGTTTATTAACTTTAGATCCTGGCCGGCAGGTAATGTTTATATAAGTCTGAATAGCTATCGACAATTTTATTATCGACAAGTATATTTCCCAGGATGTTAGCTAGCTGCGGATGTGCTGATGCTAATGTTACAAAATCCCAGGTGCCGGAATAAAAATTGTTTTCTATATATCGCATAATTTTTGTATATAATCTTGCATTAGTTTCCATGTTACACACTCCTATATAAATTAGCTTAGTTTATATACTGTACTGGTCAATTATAATGTGGCAATCACCACATATGAGATGTTGGTCATCGTTACATACGCATTGCCAATCCCAATCATGGTCACATGTACCATCGGCAAATACCGATGGCTTATCTAGGTCATACCATTCATCACTATAGAATACCGGGTGCACAAAATTACCTTCACTGTCTAGTTGTTCATACCAGATCCCATTATAATCTGTGCAGGGCCTGAATTTCGCTCTATCAGACTCGGTACCGTGTACTTTCCCATCATCAGAGAACCGTTGTCTAGTACAATCTATGCAATGGTAATCAGCTTCATAAGTATATGCCAGGATATCACCGGCTTTAACTGTGGAATTCATAATGTTACACACTCCTATATAAATTAAATTAGTTCATTAACTTTAGATCCTGGGAATTTATAGCCATACGTCATCTTCATTGATGCGCTCATAGTAAAAAGAACCATCAACAAACTGATATATATCACCAGGTGAAGCTGCGTTATTATTCAACCAGTCTTCTGCTTCTGTTATAACATCGTCAAAATGTTCGTGATCCGCATTGACTGGTTCACCTGGAAAACCTAAGTCTATCGCATACGATATTACAGATTCACCCGTATAGCTGTAACCATACATACCATCAAATAGCAGGCCATATTGTTCCTGGAAGTCTTCTAGTTCTAAGTTTGTCATAGTTCACACACTCCTATAATGGTTTAAATTTTAGATTATTTGATTAACAATCTTGTAATGTGGCCAAACTTCCCAGCTTAGCCACATAGCAAGCGTATCAATCTAGAGTGTTATCTTGTTACCTTGAAATTCTATTATATCGCCATTAATACGTTCAACAAACCAGTTAAAATCTTTTTGGTACACTCTAAAACCTAGACCATATTCCATAGCTGTTTGGTTCATACGTACTTTAGTCGTTGGGGTAAACCACCCGCCAGTATTCAAGGTAACTTCACCACTCTGGTTATCAATTGTTACAACATCCGTACTATGGTATTTAACTTTTATAATTCCATTCTGGTTTGTAACTTTTGTTCTATGTTTTCCGATTGTATTATTCATAGTTCACACTCTCCTACAATTTATTAATTTATTAATTTAGATCCTGGAGCTACACACATTCACAAACACAATTACATAACGCTTTTACGTCTTCACAATAGATACACCAACGGCAGGGATATCTGCGTGGACACTCTTTATCGTTAGAAAGTTTCACAGTTTTCAAGCTCATGCTATACACACTCCATATTATCGATTAGTTCTGTTAGTTCCTGATCTGGTATTTGGTTGAATTCCTGATCCAATTCATTAAGCTGATCTACTATATAATCCATGTTACACACTCCTAAATTAAATATTTGATATTACAATAAGGACCATAGCATGTCAGATATTAGCATGTCAAGTTTTGTTTGTAGCTGATTTGGAGCAGTTTGTGGCAATGTGGTAAATGTGTAGGTGCGGAGATGGTATATTAAATTCCCCAGCCTTGAAACAAAACCAGCTCCTGAAATAATAATATAATCGGTATCAATTGTTATCTGTCTTATGTCTGATATTTATCTAGTCAATTAGTCTGACACAATGTGACCAGGTTACCAGCTGACAAGGTTACCCTGGCTCCAAGGTTACCCTGGCTCCAAGGTAGCAAGGCAGCAAAGGTTACCCTGGCTCCAAGGTTACCTAGGCTGCAGGGTTACCTAGGCTGCAGGGTTACCTAGGCTGCAGGGTTACCCAGGCTGCAAGGATCCAAGGTTACCTAGGCTGCAGGGATCCAAGGTAGCCAAGGATCCAAGGTAGCCAAGGCAGCAGCCGTATTTAAAGGTACCTGTACCAATTAATCCCTTACGCAATGACAGGGATAGTAGTAGTAGCTGTTGGTGAGAGATGTTGGTGGGGGGAGTATGTCTTAGAATGTCTGGTGTTATGTGGTGGGTACCCCTGACAATTTATTTTTTGTAAAAAACCTGTTTCCTGTAGCTATGGTATAAGTAAAAAAAAGGAGCTACCCGTGGGGAAGGCTGGACTAAAGCTGTCCCTGGGTAACTCCGGAGAGGAGATATGTTATTAACGATACTAACATACCATTAGAACATTTGACAATATGAATCATTAGCGATAATGTATTAAAATGGACGTTACGTAGTAACATATGTAACATGTAACAAGGTTACTCTCAGTCATGTAACAAGGTTACATATGTAACATAATTAACTGGGGGGTTATAAAGGGGGGACATTTTCCCCCCTTTTTTTATTAGAGATTATATCCTGGAACGAAGGTGAATTTTCATTTACGGATTTTTGTTATATAATGCACCTGCTATTTCTTTTCTCAGGGGTGTAACTACCAGTTTGTTGGCTCATTTTCTGGTAAGTGCATCCCTTTATATTAAATGCCGGTGAGAGTATGACCACCATAAGAGATGAAGTTAAGGAGATCCTGGATTTCATTGCTGACGATAACCCTGACGCTATTACTTATGACGGTTTCGATAACGCTATTATAGGCTGGACATTTCCTTCACGAGATACTGAGTATCCTGTATTAGCATATTCACATACAGGTATCCTACAGATTCTAATGGAAAGAGACAGTATGTCTTATTTTGATGCCAGGGATTATTTTGACTATAATATTTTGGGACTTACTCTTGGTGAGGATCAGCCGATAGTCATATTCGATATTAAAGGACCGTAAGTTGTTTGATTACAAGGTGAAAATCACACGGGTTGTGGACGGTGACACTGTGGATGCGGATCTGGACCTTGGTTTTGATATTATCTACCGTGAACGTATACGGTTAATGGCGATAGACACCCCTGAATCCAGGACAAGGAATAAAGTTGAGAAGGCTCTTGGGCTTGCTGCTAAAGCACGGTTAAAGGAGCTTATTGCAGAAAACAAGGGCAATATAATTCTCAAGACGGCAAAGACAGCCAAGGGTAAGTTCGGACGTATACTGGGAAGTCTTTATACTGAAGAGATGTATCCTAAGACCTTTAACGATATCCTTGTTGAAGAAGGTCATGCAAGGGAATATTACGGTGGAGGCAAGAACGAGCTGGGTCCCTGGACTAAGTACGAGGAGAATGTCGAGGGGATCACCGCCGGTGGCTGGTATAAGTGGACGCAGGAAGGATATAAGCTCATTGAATAGCAGTATAAAGCTGTAATATTGCTAAATCCCTGATAATTGTGTATATTTCCAGTTAATAAGTATTAACACTGGAGATATATTTGTTTGCTCGAGTTAGGCCCCAGGTTCTATGTGCCATTTTGATTCTTGGCTCAATAGCAATTATAGGTATATACCAAAGCATGAGCGAAATCTCAGGAGTAGCTTCAGCCGGTATCATAGCCCTAGCCAAGGACGTTATAACAACTGACGGTAATTAAATAAAATAAGCGAAGCTGATTATGGAGTTTTTGTATGGGAGTACATAAATCAGTATCAGAAGGAAACCCAAATTTCAAGACTCTTCTTAAACAGAAACGGTTTCTTAGAAACTTTGAGTCTGTAGGTGTTATCAGCAAGGCCGCAGAACTGGCAGGAATTGCTTCTAGTACAGTGTCTTCCTGGCGTAAGACAGATGTACTGTTCCTGGAACAAATGGATGCAGCAAGGCAGGTGCATAACGACAAACTTGAGGGTATGTTGTTTGATCTCATCAGCGAAATGCACAGTAATCTTGACTATAAAGCCAACCCAACACTCCTGATATTTGCCCTTAATGGTGCGAATCCCCAGAAATACAAGGGTCTTACACAGGTTACAACTGACGCTAAAGATGTACTGTCCGAGTTTAGAAAGGCAGTACGTGATTCTAAAGGAGTCACAGAGATTCCAGAGGTGGACCCGGAAACAGACAGGAAACTTGCAGTCAAAGAGGCAGGCTATATTCTAAAGAGCAAGTTTGGGTCATTTAATGATACAAACACCTGAAGTTAATGTAGTTGATTATATTTACAATAAGGTTGGGTTTACCCCTACTGAGGCCCAGACACCTATTCTTGACTCAAAGAAAAGGTTTATCCTTGTGGCCGGGGGTGAACAGGCAGGCAAATCCATGATTGCCTCTAAGTTCCTGCTGGCAAGGTTCCTTGATATCAATGATGCAGGTCTTTACTGGCTTGTAGCTGCTGACTACGAGAGGACAAGGGCAGAGTTTGAATACCTTGTGGACGATTTCTCACGGCTCGGGGTGCTTGCAGAAGCCTCCAAGCGTGTAGATCCAGGCAAGATAGTTCTTGCTGACGGCACAAGGATAGAAACAAAATCAGCTAAAGATCCCAGGACACTGGCGATGAGAGCACCCGATGGTATTATAGGATGCGAGGCTTCTCAGCTAGACCTGGAGACTTTCTACAGGATGAGAGGACGCTGCGCTCCCAAGCGTGGATGGCTCTTTCTTTCAGGTACTTTCGAGGGATCTCTCGGATGGTATCCCCAGATGCACACGGCATGGTCTATACCCACGGAAGACGAGGAAAGTTTCTCCTTACCGAGTTACACAAATTTATACCTTTACCCTGAAGGTATTGACGACCCGGAGATTCAGAGACTTAAAAAAGATGCTTCTGACGACTTCTTCCTGGAAAGAATACAGGGAATACCATCTCCTCCGCAGGGTATTGTGTTCCCTGAGTTCAGACCCAACCTTCATGTGGGTGACGTAACCTGGGATGTCGGTACGCCAATACATATCTGGATGGACCCCGGATACGCAGGGGCTTATGCAATAGCAGTTGTCCAGATACAGGATGATGTCATTCACGTTATAGACGAGGTGTACGAGAGAGGGCTGGTCACCGGGGAAATGATACAGATATGTCAGCAGAGACCCTGGTGGAAGGACGTGCAGTACGG